AGCGACAATTTACACACATTTAGTATATGACCAATACTGACAGAATACAGAACGAATGTTCTCCTAAAGAGGTGATATAGATGCCAAGTATGGAAGAATCACTCGAGTTCAGTCGAGTAGACCAGCTGAGGAGTCTTCTGATGATACTTGCACAGGAGATTGACTCCGAACCAGGAGCTAGAGACCTAGCTCAGCTCTCCAAGCAGTACAGAGAGACCCTCAGAGAGATAGAAGAGATAGAAGGAGTGACAGAAGATGACGAGATCAGTGACATCCTATCAGAGCGAGCAGCTGCTGGGAAGCCAGGAGCCGTCAGAAAGAATCGCTCCTAAGTATCAGGCCTCAGATGGCTATGATGCTGCAAGAATCCTCAAGCTTGGTGGTACACTTCTGGACCCATGGCAAGAGGCTATCATAGATGACTGGCTAGCAAGAGACGCATCGGGCCGATGGGCATGTCCGACCTGTGGCGGTTCAGTACCAAGACAAAATGGTAAGTCTCTACTAGTTCAAGGACGCTCAGAGGCTGGCATGATACTAGCTAACGAGCAAGTTATATACACAGCACATCTGCAGAAGACAGCGACTGAAACCTTCGAAGAGATGGCGGTCTTCTTCGATTCGTCGAAGACTAGAAAATATGTCAAAGACATAAAGACAGCCATCGGTCGAGAGCAGATCATCCTTAAGTCCGGAGCTAGAATCAAATTTCTTGCAAGAACAAGGAACGGAGGACGAGGTCAGCATGGTGACCTGCTCATATTCGATGAGGCACAGGAGCTTGATGAGAATCAGCAGTCTTCATTTTTGCCTGCCATCTCAGCGAGTCTTAATCCTCAGACCATATATGTCGGTACACCTCCTGACCCAGAAGCTCTTGGAACAGTTTTCAGAGGTATTCGAACAAAAGCCCTCTCAGGGCAGACAAAGAGGACAGCTTGGTTTGAGTTCTCCGTGAAGGACATAGGCAATGTCAGAGATGAATCCAGATGGCTTGCTACTAATCCAGCCCTTGGAAGAAGAATCCTACTTTCCACAGTCGACTCCGAGTGTGAGCAGATGGATCCTGACACATTCGCACGAGAGCGACTAGGATGGTGGACACCTATAGTCACTACCAAAGAAGAGACGGCTCTTGATATAGGAGCTTGGCAGGACTGCATGTCAGACGACCTTAAGCCTAACGGCAAGACAGCTTATGGTGTGAAGTTCTCTGCAGACGGCTCAGAGGTGTGTCTATGTGGCGCAGTCATACCAGTCACCGGCAAGCCTAGAATATCACTCATTGAGCGAAAGTCCACAGCCCATGGCACAAAATGGCTTGCGGACTGGCTTAAGGCCAGATATCAGAAATCCTCATGCGTAGTTATAGATGGACGCAATGGTGTAGACGTCTTATGCGACAGGCTCTCAACTGTCTATAGAGCTAAGGGCTCAGTCATAAGACCGAATGCCAAGGATATGATAGCGGCCGTCAGCTTCTTAGTTGATGCCGTCAACGATGGCAACTTGACCTGGTACTCAGGCCAAGAAGATCTAAACGACTCAGCCACGACCTCGGTCCGAAGACCTATCGGACAAGGCTGGGGCTTTGGTGGTGCTAACCCAGCACCGATAGAAGCTTGTGCCCTTGCTTTATGGGGCGCATCAATAACCAAAAGAGATCCTAGTCGTAAGATGAGGATCGGATAGGAGATACTATGACAAACTTAGGGATAAGTCCTGCTAATGTCTCAGGGCTCCTTCCAGATGATCAGGCAAGACTCGCTGAGCTTATCTCAGTACATGCCTATCATGAAGCTAAGAATCGCAAAAAAGCTAAATACTACGAGGGTCATGTCACCCTGGGCGAAGTCAATCTTGGCATAGCTCTTCCAGAGGGCATGAGAGGCCTGGAGATAGGATGCTCATGGGGCGCTAAGTGCGTTGATGTACTCGCATCTCGTTCGAGGTTTGATGGATTTGTCGGACCAGAAGGTCAGAGCCTCGACACTCTGACATCAATCATGGACAGCAATGACTTTATAGCAGCATATCAAAAAGCCTGCAAGGATGAACTCAAGTATGGCTGTACTTTCGTCACTCTTTCTGGAGATGATAGAGACGGATGTAAAATTCGCTTTCACTCACCTCTCACAGCTTCAGCACTATGGAATGGTGAGAAGAATCGCATAGACTGTGGCTTTGCTGTAATCAGTACCGCGCCGGATGAGTCAAAGAATACTTATGTGCCTACTGCAATAAACATCTACACAGATACAAATACTATCAGGTGCGTCAGAAGTGACTACTCTGGCTGGAAGGCTACATATTATCCTCATGCGATGGGTAGACCTCTTATGGAGCCTTTAATCTTTGACGCATCATCAAGCAAGCCTTTCGGCCAATCTCGAATCAAAGAGCCCGTTAGAAGACTTATAGAAGGCTATGTGAGGACTATAGCGAATGCGACTATCGGTCTTGAGTTCGCTACAAGCCCACAGAAGTATCTTCTGGGTATCACAGATGAGCAGTATGATGTAGTCATTAACCAGAAATTCAGGCAGTATGTGGGAAGTATCATAGCTGCAACTGACAACCCTGAGACAGGTGAGCCTCCAAAGTTTGGACAGCTTACTCAGGGTAACATCGAGCCTCATGTACAGATGATCAGAATCCTTGCGACTCAGTTCTCTGCATCTACTGGCTTGACTGTAACTGATACAGGAGTTGTCAATGACGCAAACCCTACAAGCTCTGATGCAATCCTTGCACAGTCACAGACACTTGTGCTCTTAGCTGAACAGCTTAACGCTGGTAACGGCTCAGCACTTCAGACTATAGCAAGAATGGCTATAGCGATAGCAAGAGGCACGAGCCTTGATGAGCTTAGCCCAGACGACCTTGACGTGATAGCACACTTCAAGAACCCTGCTATGCCGTCGGTAGCTGTGACAGCAGACGCTGCTATCAAGATAGCGTCAGCTAGACCAGCCTTCGCAGATACAGACACTTTCCTTGAGATGATAGGCTTTGACCAGGCTGATATCAGAAGGATTAAGTCACAGGAAGTCAAGGCAAGAGGTCTCTCAGTCCTCACCGAGTTAGGTGGTGGTATGAATGAAACAAATAACTCTTAAAGAGTGGACTACATATCGGGATTTCCTTTCGAAGCTGAGTGCTAAGGCCTCTGATGAGCTGAGAGACTTCGTCTTTGTTCAGCATCGAGGCCTTGCAGACTTGGCCAGACAGGACATCATAGATTATGCCTTTGCGCTAATCACTAAGTATGGCGAGGGAGCAGGTGCCTTAGCAGCACAGTTCTATGACGACCTCGCTGAGCTGTCACATGCCATGGTCCCACCGGCGCAGGTCGCTGACCTACCAAGCTATCAAGAGACAGCGATAGCTATAAACGGCAGTCTTAAGCAGTCGCCGACAGGACAGAAGCTTGAGCAGGTCGCATCAAGACTAGTCAAGCAAGTGGCAGCGGACACAACTCTCCAGAATGCTGAGAGAGATGGCGCGCAGTTCGCATGGGTTCCTTCCGGCGATACCTGTGCCTTCTGCATAGCTCTAGCCTCAAGAGGGTGGCAGTATATGTCATCAAAGGCCTTAAGGTCTGGACATGCAGAACACATACACGCTCACTGTGACTGTCAGTACGCGGTGCGCTTCAATTCAAGAACCACAGTTGCTGGGTACGATCCAAGCAAGTACAAAGACATGTACTATGGCGCAGATGGTTCTTCATCTACTGACAAAATCAACTATATGAGAAGACAAGCCTATAAGGCCAGCCATCCGAGTGATGACTAACCTTATGGGCTTTTCTTATATCATGGCAACTCGTGCCATTAAAACGAGGTTTTTTACTCTTAGGAGGTATAACTATGGACGCTGAATTAAATCAGACTAACGAACAGGCTACTCAGGCCTCTGAAGAAACTGAGGTTAAGACCTTTACACAGGAGGAAGTCAACCAGATCGTTCAGGATCGACTTCACAAAGACCGTAAAGATCGCGCAGATTATGACGACATTAAGGCCAAGGCCCTCAAGTATGATGAACTTGTAGAAGCTAACAAGTCAGACCTTGACAAGGCTATGGAGAAGTATGAGAAAGCAAGTGCCAAGGCTAAAGAGCTTGAGGCACAGCTTGATGCTCTCAACAAGGCTGAAGAACTTCGTCAAATCAAAGAGAAGGTGAGCTCTGAGACGGGAGTTCCTGCAGGACTTCTCACAGGAGCCACAGAAGAAGAATGCACAGCACAGGCTAAGTTGATACTCGAGTTCGCTAAGCCAAAGGGCTATGCATACGTCCCTGATGGTGGTGAGGTCACTCACACATCTTCTAGCACAGCTGGCCAGTTCGCAGACTGGTTTCATCAGCAGTTTTAATCATTAAAAAAAAAGGAGGACATTAATTATGTCAGATATCAACAGAACTTCTATTGCACTCCCTGCTGCCGTTTCTAATGAAATCATGGCTAAGACAGTCGAGGGCTCAACAATCATGCAGTTGGCAAGACAGGTAGCTCTTCCAGGAAGAGGCCTTTCTATCCCAGTTATCGTATCAGACCCTGTAGCTGAGTGGGTTGGAGAGACAGCTAACAAACCAGTAAGCAATGCAGTGCTCTCTACAAAGGTTCTTAGACCTTATAAGATCGCAGTCATCGAGACAGTTTCAAAAGAGTTCGCTAGAGATGCAGCAGCTCTCTATGAGGAACTCATAAGAAGACTCCCTTCAGCTCTTGCTAAGGTCTTCGACGCTACAGTAATCGGTAAGACAGCAGTACCTGGTACAGACTTCGATGCTCTTGGCTCAGTTGCAGGTGTAAACCTCAATGACGCTACACTCAAGGCTTATGGTGCTCTTGTATCAGCAGATACAGCTATCGGTACAGCAGGTTACACAGCTAATGGTATCGCAGTTGCTCCAGCAGGTAAGGGTATCCTTCTTTCTGCTACTGATACAACTGGCAGACCTATCTTCAACCCAGTATCAGATGATGGCTTGGGCACAATCCTTGGTCAGAAGGTTGTAGTAGGCTCTGGTGTAGATGACAGCGCTAACGACGTAGTCGGCATCATGGGTGACTGGACAAAGGCCGTATACGGAACAGTTAACAACGTAGAGGTTAGCTTCTCCGAGGATGCTACTCTTACAGTTGGCTCTGGTGATTCTGCTCAGACACTCTCTATGTTCCAGCAGAACATGATCGCAGTTAGAGCTGAGATTGAAGTCGGTTTCCGCGCTGACACTGCTGCATTTAAGCTTCTTAAGAAGGCTTGATGACTATGAGGTTGGAATACTGCCCTGGTATAGCCATGGATGTTCCTTCCGATGAAGTAAGCTTCTGGGAGTCTAAAGGATGGAAGGTCCCTAGGGCTCCTGAGGCTAAAGCGGAAAGCATTGAGAAGGAAGAGGCTAAGCCTAAGGTAAAGAAGGCCACAGCTAAGAAGAAGTGAGGTGGTCAGATATGGCATACGCTACCATCGAAGATGTGACTGCTGGCATGATGCGAGATGTATCTGAGGACGAGACAAAGGTCTTAACTCAGTTGCTCGATGAGGTCGCAGTGCTCATCGACGCTTATAACTCTAAAGCTAGTGTAGACGCAAAGAAGCTTGTGTCAGTCAGAGTAGTCCGTCGCCAGATAGGCGATGGTGAGGGCTCAAGCGTGCCGATCGGGGCGACTCAGGGCACTGTATCAGCTCTTGGATACTCTCAGACATGGACTCTTTCATCTGGATCAGCAGGCGAGGCTTATCTATCAAAGATAGACAAAGCTCTCCTCGGTAGGGATAATGCGATAGGCTCTCGCAGTCCTGTAGAGGACCTGGTGCCTAATGATTAAAGGCATAACAGTCACCTTGTACGAAAAGACACAGACCGGAGTCGATGACTTCGGCGCGCCTATCTATGAGGAGACTGCAGTTGATGTGCAAAATGTCTTAGTCGGCGAGCCTAACGGCGATGACATCATCAGCACAGACCAGCTCGAGGGTAAGAAGTGGGTATACACGCTCGCTATCCCTAAGGGAGATACTCACGACTGGAGAGACAAGAGGGTGGACTTCTTCGGACAGTCCTTCAAGACCTTTGGTGCTCCTACACAAGGCATCGAGGCCAACATCCCTCTAAAGTGGAACACAAAGGTAAAGGTGGAAAGGTATGAGTAAGGTTACTATCAAGCTCAATAAGTCCGGTGTCGCTGAGCTCCTCAAGTGTGAGGAGATGGCTAGTGCCTGTGATGAAGCAGGTCAAGAAGTCCTTGCCAAGGCGAAGGGCGAATATGAGGTAGATACTCAGATTCACACGAGAGCCGTCACAAGGGTGTCTACGACGACCAAGGATGGATACTTCAGAGAGCTTGCGAACAATACACTGCTCAAGGCGCTTAAATGATAGAGAAAACTATAAGAGAATATCTTGCAGACAGACTCAGCGTCCCTGTGTATCTTGAGATACCAGCCAATCCGCCTGAGTCTTTTGTTCTTATCGAGAAGACAGGGTCAGATGTAGTCAATATGATTCTCAAGGCGACCTTTGCTATACAGAGCTATGGTTCGTCGCTCTTTACGGCTGCATCACTCCATGAGATGGTCAAGCATCACATGAAGTATCTCGACACAATAATGAATATCAGTAAGTCTGAGCTTAACTCAGACTATAACTACACAGACACCACCTCTAAGAGACATCGCTATCAAGCGGTCTATGAGGTGACATACTATGATAAGGAGGACTAAGATGGGCGTTTCTAACGTTACAGTCGGCAAGCCTAAGAAGATCGGCGCTGTATCAGTTGCAGCAGTCGGAACAGCTTTGCCTTCAGATGCAACAACTGAGGCTACTGGATTCACTAATCTTGGATATATCTCAGAAGATGGCATGACACATGCCAGAGAGTACGAGGCAGAGAACCTCAAGGCATGGGGCGGAGATGTAGTGTGCCCAGTTCACTCTGGAACAACTTACACATTCCACTTCACACTTCTTGAGCATCTCTCACTCGATGTGCAGAAGTTCGTGCACGGTGATGGGAACGTCACAGGCACAGCAGACAGCTTCAAGGTCGTAGGCAATGCAGACGACGCTGTAGAGCATGCCATGATTATTGACGTACTCTTGAGAGACGGAGCTGTAGGTCGATTCACTATCCCTAGAGCAGTTATCTCTGAGATCGGTGAGCAGACATACAAAGATGATGAGGCAGTAGGCGAGGAAGTAACAATCACAGCACTTCCAGACGCAAATGGAGACTGCTATTCATACTACGTATCTAAGTAAGTAAGGAGGGCACCATGAAAGAAGTTAAAATCAGCACAGGCTTTACCTATCAGTTCAGCGATGATGTACTTGATGACTATGACATCCTGCAGGCTCTTGTGGCCGTTGATAATGGCCATCCTGAAAAGATCTATGACGTCGTGCCTCTTCTCTTTGGAGACGATGCAGAGAAGTTCATAGACAGCTACAGAGACCCAAAGACTCACAAGGCCAAAGCCTCAGAGATAGGTCAGGGCGTCAAGGACATCTTAGAGGCGTTGAATGGAAAAAAATAATAACCCTTGCGGCGATGCTTGCCAGAGATGAAGACTCTCTGGTGTGCGACCTCGCAGAGGTCTATAACATCTATGACTACAGGTCGCTTCCTCCAACAAAGGTGGCGACCTTTGCTTGTGGCTTAAGGCAAGATTCAAGAATCATGCTTGCAATGGCTGAGCAGGACATGGCCTACGAGTCAGTGGTCCTTGCCGGCATCCTTGACAGACTAAGCATCCTGGTATGGCAAAACTCGAAGGCGGGTGTCAAGGGCACCAACAAGCCTAAGAGTCTTGTGGCCAGCATGCTCAAGAAGAAGCAGACAAGCACATATTCAGCCGTGGATGATATAGATGCAGAGCTTGCAAGGAGAAGGGAGGCGCTACATGGAACTAGCTAAGGCTTATGTCCAGATAGTACCAACATCCAAAGGCGTCAGCAAGTCAGTCGGCGATGTACTCCAGGACGAAGGCATCGATGAAGCTGCTAGATCTTCTGGTAAGAGTGCAGGTGCATCCTTCGGATCCGGACTGGTTAAGACCATCGGTGGTCTTGCCATCGGCGCAGCAGTTACTGACGTATTTAAGTCTTCACTTGAAGAAGGCACCGCACTCGAGCAGTCCATAGGTGGCATAGAGACACTCTTTGGTGACTCAGCTGACAAGATGAAGGACTATGCGGCCAATGCTTATAAGACTGCAGGACTCTCAGCCAACGACTACATGGAGCAGACCACGAGCTTCGCGGCTTCGCTCCTTCAGTCCTTAGGCGGTGACACCGACAAAGCCGCCGACGTAGCTAACAGAGCTATGATAGACATGTCGGACAATGCGAACAAGATGGGCACGAGCATGGAATCCATAACCAATGCCTATCAGGGCTTCGCGAAACAAAACTACACCATGCTCGATAACCTTAACACAATGGGGGCATCCGCCGCATAAATGAAGGGCGGAATGCGAACTCTCTCTGATTGACTTGGAACTCCTGAAGAGGACGACAGGGCGCAAGGGTAATGCCAGCGTGAACGACTAAGTGAGAGAGCATCCGAGAGGATGAAGCGATAGTCTGA